AAATTGTCCCGGATATGTATATAAGGCACCAGTATGGAATGTAATTAGTTGTGTGCTATTGTTTTCAGAAGTAATAGTCACATCAAATGTTGTTTTGGTAAAATACAAACCAAAATTAATAATACTTACTCGTTGAATTTGATGTGTATCAGGATCAACTTTAACAACACGAATTAAAGATAAATTATTTCGACCGATAGAAACATAATCTTCCGCAAAATACGTATTAGGATCGGGTGGAAACGGAGTGGAATAATACCCAACCGTAACTGTTTCATTGATATTATAAATTTCACCTTCTTGGAAAGCATACTGGTTTTCTTCAGCGGCCACACTCTCTTTTAATTCGAATGATACAAGACTTCGAATCAGAAACCCATATTTTTCATCATTCTCTGTTTTAAATAGTGTAGTGCGTCTATCATTGTTTTCGAGATGATCAACAAATTCTATACGCGCATCTAGATACCCTTCTCCGGGGTCAATAATTTGAACATCAACTACTTCTCCATTTTCAATTAAGGCTCTAGCTTCGGCTCCGGAACCCGTATTCGATGTAATTTTGACAAACGGCGCAGATTCATAACCATCACCATTATAATTGATGGTTACACCTGTGATAGCCCCATCAACGAGTGTTGCTTCGCCTTCAGCACCAATTCCAGATACCGGTATTGGTGCATTTTTATCAATATTTAATAAAATAATTTCATAGACATCGGGTCGGGTATACGCAATTTTTTTAACGGAATCAACGGCACATTCAATCGTATAGGGTGTCGTCACAATACCGGTAGTAATATAATATTGAATATAAACTTTTTGCCCAATCAGTTCAAACGGATCAGTATCTAATTCGCCTGTAGTTATTTTAATAGCCGAATTACGTATCCATAATCCATCTGAGGCTCGAAGAATAAATTCAGAGGGATTAAAGACTTCAATATTCACATTAAACAACACACGAAATAAAAATTGAATTGATTTATTTGTGCCCTTTGATTCAAAAAATTGATGAATAAATTTAATTAATCGACGTTCATCAACTAAAACATCTTTCGGAAAATCCGTTAAATATTGCTTTTTAAAAGCCGGTAAAAAGATTGATAGTGTGTCATCAATATCTTGCCATGTGTGGGCATTAAGCAAAAACACATTAGCATTATCATCTTGTTCCAGAAAGGCATAATATGCCTCTAAGAATGCCACAAATTGTGGATATTCATTCTGAACAAATTCAGGTAATTGTTTGGCAACAAAGATAGAAGATTTATTGACCATTATTCGTCTTTAAGTTGTGGAATGGAAGTAATCGACGTTCCACGGAAATAACCGGCAACGTTATTCAATCCAGAGGTATCTAAACGAAGAACAGTATTTTTTGATGGCAAGGCTACAACAGGTGATGTAGATACAGATGATTGACGAACAACTGTCGTTTCAATATCCCCAGAAGGATTATCGACATCCACATATAAACGAAAATCTGTTGCCCCACCTAGTAATTCTCTTACATAAAAATCAGGAATATTAATTTCCCCGGTTAAATAATTAATAGTACCAATTCCCGTAACAATAGCGACATCATCCGCTAAATTAAACAAATCTAAACGTCCGGTATTCGCATGAATATTCACGACATCTTTTTCAGTATAGCTTTCTGGAGTATCATGAATTCGAACATTATTATAATTCACGCCAGAAATGGTTGTGCTAAATTTTGATGAATAAAATGTATTCTGACGGAGAGCGACATTGAATGATGTTTTTAAAAATGTAGAACGACCAAACGTTTCGAGACCTGTGAAACGCTTATGGACACGAACTTGCGATGACACCGATGTAACCGATGACACGTTAGTCATAATATTGTCAACAAGTTGTGAATAGTAAAAATTTTTCCGAAGCCGATTTAATTTATTATCAAAAAATGACACTACATTTTCATTGATGAGTGAAGAAATCTGTGTTTGATTTAATGTTGTGGTTTTGGGGTCATATTTCGCTGTAATAGTTAATGTAATGTAAATATATTCCGGTTCAACAAATTCGGTACTCACAGACACAATACTGCGTGGATTAATAATCTCATTTAAAATACGAGTTTTGACATCATTGGTAATAACGGTGCCTTCGTTCGGTTCTAAACACACAAAAACTTTTCCATAAATCGGGGGGTCGTTGTCTTCGCCGCCCCATACAGAAATAGAATTAATACCAGAATATTCTTTCGCAATTAATGTTTTGTAATCGTTTGCCGTTACCACTCGATTCCGAGTAGCATTATATTTAGGAGCTTGGATACGAATACTATCTCGATTTTCTTTGACTGCTCCACCCGAAGAAGTGGCTAAGGTGGTAATACTTCGTGTTTCTCCGCTGCCTGTAAAAATAGATGATGCTTGAAATGCGGATGCGTAATTACCATCAAGACCAGAACTTAAAATATAATCAATATAGACAATATTACCTACAGTCAACTTTTTGCCAAAAATATCATCACCAAAATAAATTTGAGTTAATCCTTGAGCATTCTCTTCAACAAAATAGACTTGACTAGTATCTGAAATATCTAAAACATTATTTTCAACCGTCCATGTTGTTAGTGTTGGAATAGAAATGGATTCTTGAACACGAACACGAATGGTTGAGGCATCCACATTTTCATTCGCAATTACAAATGGACCTGAGACCAAATCATTTGTCACTTCAAACTGCTGTGTTAAACGTCGTCCTTCGATAAGCGTGAGTGATGTAAATTCAAATACTCCTCCAGTTAACGAAACGGTATAATCGCGATCAGGATAAAATGTGTGGGATTTACCAGCAACATTCGCGGTAAAGATGTTATCGCGAGTGACAGTAAAGGAAGATTCTTCAAAATCGGGGTCAGGCGTAATTGTTAATGCAATTTCAGCTTTAGCACTTCGAACAGAAGAAGGAATATAACCTAATGTTTTAGCAATAGAAACAACCGAATTGCGCTTCACGGCTGTGTCTAAAAACATCTCATTGGCCAATAAATGTGCCAAGACACCATTATAGTGCGTATTATATGCTAATAAATCAATAAGAGTGGATAGTCCCGACCCCTCAAAATTATAATCCGTAAACTCTTCTTGTTCCTTTAAAAAGTTACGCAGATTATCTTTAATACCTTGAAAATCTAGTTCTGTAATTTTTAGTTCAGACATTAACGTAATCTCTTAAGGAAAGTGGTATAGACAATGGGGTCCGGTAGACCCACAACGGTAAACGTAAGGGTAATTTCGTATCGATTTTCTTCTTCTTGTGGAATTACGTCTAAATTTAATAACCCAACACGAGGTTCAAAATTGGCAATTGCAAGACGAATTTTTTGTTTAATTAGATTCGTGGTAATATAATCAATTGGTTCGAATAATAACGCATTTAATCCCGCACCAAATTCAGGAACAAAATGTCGTTCATATTGGCGCGTCTTTAATATTGCTGTTAATGACTGTTTAATCGCATTGATATCAATTTTTTTGGTGACATCCGCCGAAGCAGGATGGGCATTAAAATTGAGGTCGATATCTGAGTAGAGTCTAGTTATCCGTGCCATAAGATTATTTATACTTAATATTTACAGAATTGGCCTTTATCAGATACTCGATGATGGTTATACATGGTAAATTTTTCATATCTATTAGCCTGTGATTTAAAAGAAAGGTGAATCCAGCATCCCCCACCACTTAAATATTCATTCATCAATTGATCATGAGGAATATTTTGAGCAATCCATTGGACAATATCGTAATATTGTTCTCTGGTATACCCTGTAAATTTCATATCGACGGCTTGTCCGACAAGATGCTGTGAAGTCGTAGCCCCGCCTGCGGGCACATAATCTCGGAATCCGCTTGTTAAAATGACTCCGGGATATCGGTCTTTAATTGGATCCAAACAATTTAATGCCACTAATTTCATATGTTGAATCATATCTTGTTGGGTAAACCCATTATATTCTCTCAGTTTACCGTTCACCATTACTTGACGCAGCGTAAAATATTTTGATAGAGATGAACCGTAATCAATACCACAACTGATATCAACCAAAGGAACATCTGTAACTGTTACGGGAGGTCTTGATGACTGCGCGCTGGCTTCTAAGGCATCCGGAGGAGACTGGCCCGGTTCTAATAGTTGTGCCCCAGATTGACGCGCCTGAATCGGATCTTCAATACCATTTTCGCCATCGAAATCCATATTGACACTTTCTTCTGGAGTTGGCAAAGCAGGAACCGAATGAATGGTTTCTTGTGGCGTCATGAATACAATTGGGTCATCGACCACTAAAGTCTGTGGTGGTGTAGCCAGTGTTGCCTCTGATGGACTGGATGCACCAGTGCCTACAACATTAATCAATCCAGCTTTCAAATTTGTTGTTGAACGAGCACGCAGAATCCCCGATACTTCGGTAGTTGACCCGCCTAATTTGACCGAACCACTTGGTTTTAAATTAATATCATCATTACTTTGTAAATTAATTTTACCCTCATCGGATTTTACATTGATGTTATTTTTCGATTCAAAATTAATAGACCCTTTACCGGAAATAACATTGATATCTTTAGCGATTCCAACATTTAATCCTTCGGACGTATTAATATTCATGACTTTTGCGCCATCATACGATAATTCACCATCATTTCGTACATACATGCCTTTACCAACGGTCAGATTTAATTTACCCGCAATATTTACATCGACATCATTATGGAAATCCAATTGTGTTTTTCCCTGTACGGTAATATTGGCATCAGTTCCCACAAAAATATTACATGTCCCGGCTACATTCACATTGGCTCGTCCATCAATATAAATGTATCCATTTTTATCAATAACCGTGTATCCATTTCCTACAATTTTATTAACTTGTGTACCATTAGCGTCAATTTCAATAAATGACCCCTGACGATGTGCGAGATGGACACGTTCCGCTTTCGGAGTATCATCAAACTCTAAGAGATGACCTGATTCAGATTGAAATACATGGACATGAGGATATTGTCCCGCATACGGTGATTTCGGTTGATCCCATGTTTCACCTTTACGATTAGTGACGCGAACCAATCGTGCTCGTGATGAATTCTTAATTCCTAAAATGGTATTTGATTCACGCGAACTAATCGGCACCAAGGGACGAACGCCGGTTGCCAAATTATTGGTATCGGGGCGACCAACTTCCTCCACTTTGGGATATCGATTAGAAGGATCACGAAATCCTGTTTGGGGGTCATTTAAACGCATGGAATTGTTGGAGGGTTGTGCGTCAATTCCCGGCAACGGCCATGTGCTCAATTGATTATTCGGCGTTTCCGTAGTCGTGATACGGTTACTGGTATTGATACCTGCGGCACCAATATTAAAAATATCTTGTGACGTTTTTGTTGTCAACGCGGAAGTTTTATTTGAACCTTTGGCAAACCGAATAGCTTGTTCCGGTCCTTGAGCATTGGCTACCGTCAATAATCCTGCTACTTGCGATTTTGGAGTTGCATCATTAACGACGCGAGAAACACGTAAACTATAATAATTTTTTGACAATAACGAAAACATCGCTTTGTCTTGAGCCTCTTTATTACCTAGAAAACTTGAAGGCCCGCCACCCAATTTTGGTGTCTCTTCTGCAACTGTATTAATAAATTCTGTTGTGGTTAATAAAGCCGTTGATTGTAGAAGTCGAATCATCGTTTGTACAGCTATATGTAGAGCTTCTGATGATGGATTTTTTTGAACTAATTTAAAAATCGGATCAACCTGAGCAATTGTTTTTTGTAATGAAGCAATTGCACCAACGGCTAATGCATTTAATAGTTGCATCGAAGTATTTTCAAGATTTAAAGTATTAATACTTCGACCAAATACTTTCATTTGTTTTGCAGTTTTAGCTTTTAATGACGCATCAACTGCCCCGACAGTTTCAGATAAACCCTTTTTGACTTTATTTTTTAACTTTGAAATTGCTGAACGCACTGCTCCATATTGCATCGGATCAGTAGCAATATTGGGCATTTTGGATTGAATCAAGGCATTCATTTGATTCAATTCTTGAATTAACCAATTTGATTTTCCAACAATTGCTGCGGTAGCCGTATTCACACCTGCCACAAACGTATGAGCCGCACTGCCTTGTGGAGTAGACCACATAGATGGTGTGGCTAATGCCGCGAAATTCACATTTGATTTTTTATCAGGAGAAATATCTTCAAGATTATACGATAGTCCTAATGATTCTTTCGCTTTTTTGGCATAGTCAACACCAATACGCTTACCGATTTTTGGTTCCAATCCTAACTTTAAAAATAGATCGTCTGATTTAGTTTTATCCCATTCTTTTACCACGGGTTCTTCGAGAATTTCGGCTTGTTCTTTTTCATATTTTTTTAGTAAACGATCACACGATTCTGGTTTCAGAACACCAACGGTTTCAAGTGATTGAGCATTAAAACCATATGCACCCATTTTTCCATCAAGTGCCACAAAAGAATAATTTTTTTTGGAAACATCTTGAGCAATTGTTTCCATTAATTTTACAATTTCTTCTTGTGTTAATGGTCCTATTTGTGTATTTCCTAATGCATCAGACAACATATTATGCTAACTCCGTTTCAGTCGTCAATTTTGGTATTCCGGCTACCACATTTTGTTTATAATTATATTGCCAACCGAATTGATTGGTATTCTGATTGCGTTGGACGCGCCCAATCATATTGTTAGCTGGTTGACCTACCCCCTTGAAATCTGTGCGGCCTTCCACAAATGCGGCGGCATTCTTTTGATATTCTTTATTTTTCAAGGCTTCAGCCACACGATTTAAATGTTCAACTGATTGCCCAGTGGCTAAAGCGGCTGACCGCACATCAGTAATTTTTTTCCATTCAGGATTGGCCTTTCCATTCTCTCCGAGTTGTGGAAAACGCCATGTCGGTTCAAATTGTGAATTTGCCGTAATGTTTTCTACAGCACCTTGACCATGATATTGACCGCATTTCATACGATTGTAAATAACTTGTGCAACATCAGCCCATCCTTGAGCATAATTCTCTTCACGAGAACACACAGCCACAATTGTCCAGAATTCTTGTTCTGGACTGGCAACAGCCGCTGGAGCAGGACCAGATGACGCAGGAGGCGCTCCGGTTGACGAAAGTGAAGACGTATTCGGCATAGGTGTTGTACTCGACATTTCTGGACTCACACTTGCACTTTCAAGTGGGGTAGCCAAGGGATTAATTTCGGGATTGGCACGATCTGCTCCATTCGTTTGACCAGACCCATCTCCCGGACCTAATACGGGTGTATTTGTAGGGGTTTCATCAAAATTCGTTCTTGCATGTTTCCCGACCATCACGCCTAACATAGCTGGTTGTTGACATTCTTCACCATCAAGGAAAAATCCAAAGACCGTTGAACCTTCAACAGGACCGGTAGGCGACCACCCAATGCCACTAATTCCTGCTGAAGTAACGGGCATAATAGGCCACGCCCATGGTAAATCACCGGTTGGTAAAATTTCTGTACTCGATGTGTGATAACCATAGATACGGACTCGACATCTTCCAATTCGAAGGGGGTCGTCCCGATCTTCCACTACACCAAGCCACCAATTAAAACCTTTGCTACTATTTGAAAAGAAATTTTCCATTAAAATCTCACTAATTCCTGAATAGGTGTATTATACGAATCTTTGACAATTTCTATATTCATAGTATGACGAAGAGGGGTAATTAAATGACGAACGGCAGTGATCATATAAATGCCAGAAATAAATGGATCCCATAATGTCGCTTCGTTGTCTCCTGTTTTTTTATTGCCGACACTCGGATATTTTAAATAAATTAAATTACCTACCTCAACATCGGTACGTCCGGGAACCGTGATTTCCACTTTCAAATTATTCATATCTCCAAAAATACTATTGCGCTGTGTAATATAATCAAACGGTCGCATTTCGCTATATTGATTATCATTGGTCAAATTCTTTTTATGAATAATCGAAAAAAATCTTCTCGATTCAATATTACGCGGCACGTTAAAAGGAAATGTCATATTATCATTTGCGGGAGTATAATTCACGTTTCCTTGATTGGCTTTATAATTTTCCATATGAACAACATCCGGAAAATAAAAAACATGATCGTGTTCAAACGTTTCGGCCTGTTTATCTAATAAATCATAGGTTGTTAAAACACTGGCAAAGTGACCACTATCCTGCGAAAACAATAAATCATTTTGTTTAGGAAATTTAATCTCTTCAATAATTTTATATCCATAATCAATATTAATTTTGCCTTGTTTAAATACGGACTCTGGATGTTCTTCTGGATTTAATACTTCACCTTTAATTTCAGACACAGGTTTCTTTGTATATTGATATTCCGAGAAAATCATTTGAGCATTTAATTGTTCTTTAATGATACTTTCTAACGAGGCAAAATAAAATGATTTAGTGGTTTCAAAAAATAAATAACTGGGGGCCGCATTTTCTTTACCCTGAGCACGTTTGGCTAAATAATTTAAACATTTAAATGGAGTCCAAAACGTTGGTAAAAATGCAGACCGAGAACGATGTGGGCGATCTCCAATAACTAATTCACTAACAATTGGGTCGTCAGGATCTACAAACCGTTTCATAGAAATATGATCATTAAAAATTTCTTCTGCGATCATATCAGTCGTATCATCATATTTTTTACTTAATCGAGTAATATTATCTTCGATGGCTTCCATAGAGCAAAACATTAATTTGAATAATTGTTCTCGATCTTCATTCAATACACGATCTTGAATAGAATATACGGCAAACGACTTTGCAATATAATCGTCATCACTTCCACCAAAACCGGGCGTAATAATTTGCATGGTGATATATTCATTCCCAATAATAGGAAATGTGCCTAACAGATTTTTTGAATCACTTAAAATAAGATGCCCATGAAGTGCATTCGAGTACATATCTTCAAATATAACAATTTCAACTAAGAAATTATTTACATCTAAGACTTCGCCTTTAGTATTGCGTAATTCTAGACGTTCTATCAGAACGTCACCCGGTATACGTGGTTGAGTAGGTTCCATGCGTCAATTATTTCAGCAAACGGTTAAATTCCATCAAAAAGTTATTTATTTGACTGGGAGAAATGGCTAAGATATTACGTTTGGTTTCGTTCATTTGTGTTTCATAATCAATATTTGTCACTTCAATAGAACCTTCAGTTCCTTCATCAACAATAACGGTCGGATTGCTTTCTAAACAATAATGATGAGTTTCGTAAATAGATTCCAAATCTCCATATTTATCAATTGCATAATTAATTAAATCATTTTGATTTAAAGGCCATTCCTGTCTAGGGTCAGTCATGTTATTAA